AATCTCAGTGTATCCGATGGATAAACGAGAACATGGCCAAGCACACGGAATCGCACAACACCCGTGGTGATGACATTAAAGTCAATATTCCGGAACCACTGATTATCAAGAAAGTAGAGGACGAAAAATGAGTGAAGAAAAACTGTACGCGGTAAAGAACGATGATGGGGAATACTTGACCGTTGAGCGTACGGCACCTTGGTGGAACAGTCCGGTAGGAACCGCTGTAAGAAATATTGATGTTGCGCTTGCATGGGCGGAAAAGTATGGCGGCCACGTTGTCACGTTCGTTGAGGAGCCTAAAAAGGTAGTCCTAACCAAGGAGCAAGCCGAAATCGTTGAACGTGCACATAGCGGCAAGTTCCCAGCAGCCAGCATTGCTTTCTATGGCGATGATGACGAAGAGCCGCTGATGAATGCTTACGTCAACGGCTACACCGTGGCAAAGGAGAAGAAATACAACGTTAAGGTGCCACATACCAAAGAGGTTTGGTATTACAAGTCCGGCGATACAGATTTGTTAACGATTTGCCCAGCGGATAAAGAACTTCGTGGCAAGTTCACCGAAGCAGAGATCGAGCACTACGGCTTGCAATACTGCGAAAAAGAAGAGGTGACTGACGATGACGAATAAAGCCGACATAGACGCTGCGCAAAAGGCCATCGATGCCGCGAACAATGCGATCAACAAACTTGATCTGTGTGGCCTGTATGATTGCGCGTGGCAAGCACATGATGGCTATCAACGCATCATCGATTACAACAAGGAACAGTTGGAGGTGACTGACGATGGCATTCGTTGAGCTTGAAGACGGTAGCTGGATAAACCCAGCTTTCATTGAGGAGATATACAAACGAAACCCCAGTGATACCGTATGGGAAGCTGGTATGAACCATGGAGAAGCTACCACAATAACTGACGCAGATCGCATTCTTATTCTCAAACACGCGGGGTTCGTGAGAGCTAGAAAGGAGAAAGACAATGAGCAATGAGACGAAGCAGGACGTGTTCGAGAAGGCACTAAGAGAATGGGACGATTATGTTCACAGTTGGGGACTTCAAGGAGAAGAAGCACACGGTGGATGCGAGTTTGACCCAATCTTAATTAAATATATGAAGGACTATGACGCCGCCCTGCCAGATGAAACCGAAAAGCAGAAAAACTGCCCATATTGTCATGAAACCGACCCACAATCAAAGCATGCACATTACGGCAAAGCTATTTCAGATAAGACAGAATATTTCGACTTTGTTCGCAAAACGAAGCTGTACAGACGGGTGAAGGCACGAATCAAATCACCAGAAGACCAGCACCCAAAGTTGTGTGTCACACAAATGAACCGGTTTAGAGAAGTATCAGTCGTTTTGGATAAGGCAATTAACTATTGCCCAATTTGTGGGAGGAAATTATGACAGAGACGAAGCGGGACGTGTTGGAGAAATTAGCAGAATGCTACGCCGAGGTTTCTGACGCATATACCAGCGAAACCGGAAGCCCATACTACTGTGGCGATGAGCCAAATTATCTGGAGGAATATGGCACATCCTTGCCAGATAATCTGCCGGTTATTCCGAAAGCGGTAGGCGATGTGATTGTAAAACTCAAACACAAAAAATTCTCTCTATCCGGAGCGATGAGCTACGCCGCAGTAGTTTCTTTATCTCCATGGATGACGTTTGAACATGAGGACACCTTCGCCCTTGCATGGGTGCTAGGTGTATGGCGCGTTGAGAAAACCGGCGAAATCGTGAAATTGGAGGCGGAAAAATGAAGTTAGTTAAAGGCGACATCATTCGAAACCCGTGGGTGAGCGACCCAAAATGGCGAGACTTCATTTTCATTCGGCGCGGGAAGAAATATGTGCACACTTTGAGATCTAATCGTGGACTAATTGAAGACGCAATGTTTGACAAAAAAGACGTGGACGAGCGTTTCACAAAAGTAGGCCATTCAGTTGGATTCGACACCATGCTGCGAGAAGTTTCTGGCGAGGAGGCGGAGAAATGAAACGAGAGATTAAGTTCAGGGGGAATCCGGAGCTATTGGAGGGAAAGCAATGAAAATAAGTCCTTACCGTTTCATGTCATGGCTTGGTTTCATATTAGCTCTGGCGTCTTCATTTTTACCTGCAAAATATATGAATTTTGGAGCTTACAAAACATTTACTGGTTTGACACTGATAGCAGTCTTGTTTGCACTTTGGGACATTTCGGATGCAATCAGAGAGAAGCAGAAATGAAACAGATGATTGCCGTCATGCTGCTCATCGCAGGTGCTTCAATGTGGATGTGGGCTAACTGGAAAAGAGGGAAATGATCGTAAACAAAAAGCGCGTCTGATGAAGGACGCGCCGGAGGCCAAACGTACGATTGAGAGTGAATGAAATCAAAGATTAGGAGTTGGCCTCCAATGACAGTATAGCAAACGCACATGTTGAACGCACGTTTAAGGCATCAAAAAAGCGCACCACGAAGGCACGCTTATCCCCAAAACTTTTACAAATTTAATTATACCATAAGGGGTGGCGCTTGTGATGGAGCTTTTATCAATTAGCGATGAAAAGGATCGGGAAGCAGTCGAAAATATCCTAAATAAATACCGAGCAGAGCGTGGATTCATAAAGGCGCCAGTCAATCCAAAGATCACTAGTGCATGGGGAGACGGAACTTCTGCCAGCACTGTTCAGCGTCCGCTGTATGCACAGCAGCGTTTGGAAAGACAAGAATCGGCACGTAAGTTCTGTGAATGGTGCGACAGTTGTATTGCATCAATGCCGAAACAATCACATCAGCGTTTATTAAGGGTGCGCTATTGCGATGGGCCAGAAACAGATACGCCAGACGGTGATGCAATGAATATTCTCGATATATCTGCAGCAACCTACACACGCAGAAAGAAAAATGCGTTGTTAGCAGCGGCCTGGTACTTTGGCGTCACACCCAGAAAAAGTAGTGAGCAATAAATGATCGATGAATGAGGACTATTTGAGGACTAATTGATTGATAAATGAGTGGCGAACTAAAAACGGAATCCCTTATGATTGTATTGTGCCAAAGGTGAGAAACCTGAGACACCGCATTTTTCCTCCGAGCCTCAGTGATGATAAAGCTGTGGCAAGGCGTGGCAATGAGGACTGACCGTGATAGTCAGGCGGGTTCGATTCCCGCATGCCACATTGTCCAGTTTAGCGACCGGACACAGCTTGCGATGACCCCATCTGACACTGGGAGAGCGAGCAAATCGCTGTGGCGGAATAGGTAGACGCTGAATTCAGTGAGATCGTCGTGTACGATAAAGCAAGCTCGTACATCTGAGGATTCGATTATGTTGGGTGCAAATCCCGACCAGCGATATTACCGGTAAAGCCCGGCGTGCTTGCTAGCGCGGACTAGTGGGTGAGTATAAAGCGTGGTCACATACCTTGCACTTCAAGGTAATGTGGGAACCACCGAAACCGAGGGCTCAGAAACCATCGCCTCGGATAGCAGCAACCGGAGGATTAACTTTGTGGCCTCTATTATCGGGTTCGACTCCCGGCGGTTGCATTGGATCAAGTCTGGTAAACCACATGAGTAGGCACCGGACTATGGCACTTCGCTAAAGTGAGGTGCTATTTTTGTGCAACAAAAAAGCCCTCAGAGACCAGTCCAAGGGCCAAAAGAATGAAAAAACGGAATACTTGTGTGAGCAGCAGCGGTTGACTTGGAGGAGAAAGGCCACTGCTCACATATATATATTAGCACATTCCTTATAGAAGATACTAAAAATAGCCCTCGGTTGGGGGCCGAGAGCCTAAAGAAAGGGTATTACAAAGGAGTGAAAATGAGTATCTGTTGGGAACAATTTAATTCTAACTCATCGAAATTTTTTAAGCAACAAAAAAGCTTTCGGGGCCTAATCCGAGGGCTTAAGAACTCGGGAAGTTCTTCATGAGAATGTGAGCAGCGTCATCAAACTGCTCACGGACATTATATTTTCGGAGGCGAGTAGATGCAGTGGACAGATGAACAAATCAGTGACATTAGGAAGCTCGCCTCTGAAGGCTTTACCAGACGAGAGACGGCAGACAAGCTCGGGATTAGCTATGATGCGCTTCAAGGTAAAGCAAAACGGCTTGGCATCGAGTTCCAAAAACCGCTAAAGAATGAATACGATTCAGACGGCACACAGTCCAGTGAAACCATTCTAAAAGTTGTCAGGGGTCACAAAATGACGCCTAGAGAGGTTTTAGAAGCTCACGGGTATGATTACACCAAGTGGGAGCTTGTACGTGCCACAAGCAATTTTTGGAAGCAGACGCCTGAAGCGACATTGTATCAAAGCAAGATACAAATCAGGCCGCTAGTTGAAGCAGAACAATATGAATCATTGATGAATGACATCATCACACACAAGGAGCCGTATCAAGCTAAGGCTCCTATTTTTGTGGAATCAGATCGCTATTTGGTCATTCCTGCTTTTGATACACATTTCAACGGCCACACATTCGACCTATATGCTGAATCGCTTAAACGGCAACTAGAGATCATTCAACGCGGCCACTACGCCAAAATATTGCTCATTCTGGGCGGTGATCTTGCTCATGTGGATAATATCAACTCGACCACAGCAAAGGGCACACAGCTCGAAACAACTGACCTAGGCGAGACTGTGAACGAAATGGAGCAATACTTCGAGACACTGATTGAAGCAATCATTAAGAATGCCAATGAGTGTGAGGTCATGTATGCGCCAGGTAACCACGACCCGTCAGTTGGATATATGTTTGCACGTCTATTGAAACGTGCCTACAGCAACCAGTCGAACATCACTTGGGATATATCACTGAAGCATTACAAAGGCACAATGTTAGGCCATAACTTCATTGGCGCCACTCATGGTGATAAAGGTAAGAACAACTACCTTGCAAAATATCTTGATGAGTTCGGCTTCATGTTAGGCACAGCACAGAATCGCGAACTGTTCACGGGGCATCTCCATTCAGAGATGAGCAAAGACCTAGGCGGATTCGTTCAGCGTCAAGTATCAACGCGGAAACCTAATGACCGCTGGACTGATGACCTCGGGGTTGTTGCCCACAAAACGTTTGAGCTGGTCGAATATTCGGATCACAATACGACAGCCATATATTACGTTTGAGAGGTGATTATCATGAGCGAAAAGGAAATCTGGAAAGACATTGAAGGTTACGAAGGTCTATATCAAGTCAGCAACATGGGAAGGGTGAGAAGCCTTGCTCATAAAGATAAGTATGGCCGATTCACAAACGGAAGAACGCTCGCAGACTGGTGCAATAGCCGCGGATATCACATGGTAACTCTATATCGAGACGGGAACGCTAAAAAATGGTGGGTTCACCGTCTCGTAGCCACTACGTTCATACCAAACCAAAACGGATATCCGGCTATTAATCACAGGGACGAGAACCCAAGCAATAACCGAGTGGAAAACATTGAATGGTGCACAGTGCTTTACAACAACAGGTACGGCACTCACGGAAAGCGCATAGCAGAAGCACTTGAACGGCCAATTTACGCAATAACTAGTTCGGGGCATCGCTATTTCTTTAGCAGTGCAACAAAAGCAGCGGAACTCCTCGGGCTAAGCAGAGGGAACGTGTCTACGTGCCTTCACGGCAAGCGTAAGCACTGCCATGGCTTTTCTTTTGAATGGGCGGGCGACCCCGATGACTAGAGTATGGAACACTGACTACGGAAATATGTACGATGTTGAATTTCGGATCATTGAGAAACTATCGAGAGAAGAGAAACACATGAACGCAATTATCTATACGAAGCCGCGCTGTCAAAAGTGCCGGCGAACAGTATTAAAACTGTCACGTGTAATGCCAGTGCAAACAGTCACAGCAGACGCGGACGACTACGAACGGTTCCGCAAGCTGGGATACCGATCAATGCCAGTCGTAACAGTTTACAAGGCAGACGGCACACATGATGAATGGTGCGACTTGCGGGTTGACAAGATCAAACAATATACGGAAGGCTAAGAGCTTGTACAAATGCGGGAGGTGTGGTGATATGTAATGCGACTGACAGCAAAACAGAAGAAGTTCGTTGATTCTTATATTGCTGATAGCAATGCCACCAAAGCGGCACTAGAAGCAGGATACAGCAAAAGAACGGCTAGATTTGTCGGTGCAGAAAACCTAACAAAACCTAACATTAAAGCTGCCATCGATGAACGCATGAAACGCATCGAGTCTGACAAGATTGCCAAGGCTGCTGAGGTGCTTCAATACTTCACCACAGTGCTTCGTGGAGAGGCAAAAGAGACGATTATAGTTGGCACTCCAGATGGCGCAGAATCTGTTGAAAACGAGCCAAGCATCAAAGACCGCATGGCAGCAGGACGCGAATTGTTAAAGCGTTACCCTGGTAATGATGAGCTGCTCAATGCTCAGCTAACGAAGATTATTACTGATATTGAGAAAGCTAAGGCTGATGTTCGCAAGTCCAAAGCTGAGGCTGACATCATGGAAGCCAAGGCCAAGTTGCTTACTGATACGGATTCGCAAGATAGGACGGTGATTGTCGATGACGTCCCAGAAGATGATTAAGTTAAGTAAGATGGTGCAACCACATTTTTATCCGTTTTGGCGGTCAAAGGCACCATATCTGATACTGAACGGCGGTCGTGGCTCATTTAAATCATCGACAGTTAGTCTGAAGCTACTCATGATGCTTAAAAGGCAAGCACAGCAAGGACATAAAGCCAACGTCATCATCATTCGAGAGAACACGATTAACTTGCGTGATTCGGTTTACAGCCAGATCAGTTGGGCCATTGACATGCTCAAAATGACAGACGAGTTTGTGTTCAACGTATCGCCTATGCGCATAACGCATCGTGGAACTGGTAGCACATTCTACTTCTACGGCGGTGACAAGCCTGAAAAGCTGAAGTCTAACACCGTTCGTAACGTGATTGCTGTGTGGTATGAAGAAGCAGCCAACTTCAAATCTGCTGAAGTGTTTGACCAAACTAATCCAACCTTCATTCGACAAAAGTCACCGTGGGTTGATCAAGTTCAGGTCTTCTACACGTATAACCCACCGAAGAATCCATATGACTGGATCAATGAGTGGATCGACAGCGTGAGAGGAGACCCGGACTTCTTCATTGACACTTCAACTTATCTCGATGATGATCTTGGATTCACTGACGAACAGCAGCTGAAACTGATCGACAAGTATAAAGCCAACGACTATGACTACTACCGTTGGCTTTATCTTGGCGATGTGATTGGATTAGGAACCAACGTCTACAACATGGATTTGTTTCATAGACTGGATGAGGTGCCAAGCAACGATCCAATTAGGCGTCTCGTGTTCTCAATCGACGCTGGTCATATTAATAGCGCAACCACGTGCGTGGCGGCCGCTGTTACGGCCAAGAACAACCTGATCGTACTAGACACCTATTACTATTCTCCAGCTAATCAGAGCGTGAAGAAGGCACCAAGTGACCTTGTGCCAGAGATAAAGTCGTTTATTGATAAGGTAAGGTCAAAATACAATCATCCCGTGCTTAAATACACGATTGATTCTGCTGAAGGTGCGCTGAGAAACGAGTTTGTTAAAGAGTTCGGCATTCGCTGGCATGGCATTGTCAAGGGCAAGGAAGCTGACATGATTGACTTTGTGTCTAACTTACTTGCTCAAGGACGTGTGTTCTACTTGGACAATGACGACAACAAGATATTCATCTCAGAACATCAGCAATACCAGTGGGATGAGAAGACCGCACATTCTGACGATCCACACGTAATTAAAGAGCACGATCACACGGTCGATGCTTTCAAATATATGGTAATGGACAACGCCGGACAGTTGAAACTTAGCCAGGCCAACAAGGCACGAGCATTCAAGAACACAAGCAAATACTTCTAAGGAGGTGGCCATCATATTAACAGTTCAAGGTAAAGGATCAATCACAGACGGTGACGTATTTATTTTTCCAGTAGACACAGCTATTACTGGGGACGATATCACCAATTTCATTAGCGCAAATGATGAACTAGCTCGCAGAAAATATCTACCTGCTAAAAAGATGTATCTTGGCAAGCACAAGATTCTTCATGAAGATGCCAAAGACCACGGGCCGGACAATCGGCTTGTCGGCAACTTGGCTCACTATATCGTGGATACCTACAATGGGTTTTACATTGGCATTCCACCGAAGATCACGCTCGACAACACACAGGATAATACCGCGCTGCAAGAGTGGAACGACACAAACAGCGTTCAGGACAAATTAAGCGAAATCAGCAAGCAAGCAGCCATTTACGGACGGGCACTTGCTTTTTTGTACCAAGACGAAGACAGCAATACGTGCATTGCATACAGTTCGCCCATCAATTCATTCATTGTCTATGATGACACGGTAGCACACAAAGCCATTGCATTTGTCATGTATTGGCATGATGAAGACAACAATCTAACTGGCAAGGTGTATCTGAAAGACGGTATATACAGCCTTGATATGGTTCGCTTTGAAGGAACGGCCGGATTTAATCCATTTAGCGAGATTCCAGCAGTTGAGTTCTTCATGAACACCGAGCGTCAAGGCATCTTGAGAACGT